AACAGATTTAGAAATGGTTATGACAGAGCAATAGAAATATGTAATGTCATGCTAAAAGAAATTAAAAGGGAATAGGATGCCATCAAAGTCAGTCCTTATAGCACAAGCTTTTAGTAAAACGGGGATTTTATCTACAGTTGTGGACTCAGCCCCTTCAATAGATACTGGGCAAGTAGAGGTAACAACGGTAACCGATTTACCTAATACAGGAAATATCCCAGGTGATCAGGCTTTTGTTCAAGAAACTAATAGACTTTATCTATGGAATGGATCCGGCTGGTATAACATAGCATTGATTAATACTACACCCACGTGGGATTCTGGTGGTCAGCCTAATGCGTCTTATATATTAGATACGGATAGTCCGCAAGAGTCAATAACAGTTACTCTTGCTGCTTCAGACCCAGAAGGTTTGCCAATAAACTATACTTATGTAACCGGCGGTTCTATGGATTCTATGGCTACTATATCTCAGGATTCATCAATATTTACTATTGTTCCAAAAACATCTTCAGAAGTGGTCGAAGGCGTAGAATATACTGGATCAATCACATTTAGAGCCAGTGATGAAATTAATATTCTTCCATATACATCAAGCTTTACATTAGAATTTATTACAATAATTGAGAATAGCAATACAACATCAACATTAATTAAAGCGTTGGGTACGGGAAGTAACTCAACTATTATTGATAGTTCTTCAAATAATAGAACAGTAACAAATGGCGCTACTAATTTAGTTTTATCATCTTGGAATCCAAATCACCCTAAAGGCCAGTCTTTTTATAGTGATGGAAACGATTATGTTCAAACAAGATTAGCATCTACTGATTTTAGTTTTGATGGAGATTTTTGTATAGAAGGTTGGGTTTATCATTTAACTGCACCGGATGCTTCTACATATTATTTTTCCACAAGCCAAGAAAATCAAACTGGTGTTGCAATAAGAACAGCACCCTTTTCCAGTTTTAATTATGCTGTTTCTTTTGATTATGGAATAAATGCATCCGACACGGTTGCAAATGATAATAGAGGAAGTACGACATTATCTATTCGTCAGTGGCATCACATAGCACTAACCAGAGACAGTGGCACAATGCGACTCTTTGTTGATGGTGTCCTGGAAAGAACTCGTACAAATTCAACAAATTTTTCACAGTCGGGAGGCAATAAATTTAATATTGGTGCGGACCGAAGCAGCACAAGAGAAGGCACATTTAAGGGATGGGTTAACGGAGTAAGAGTTGTTAAAGGTTATCCGGTTTATACTTCAGCCTTTACTCCTCCAACAACACCTCCTGAAAATATAGTAGGTACGGTTTATCTTAAAAATAATTATAGTTACAACGGTGTTGACTATGCTGGTACAACAAAAGAAATGTTTCCACCAAATAATAGTTATAGAACTAATCTTGGCAGATCTTGGTCACCTTTTAATACTTTAATGTATAATAATAGTACGCACTTCGGTTCTATTGGAATTAACGGATCAGGTAGTAATTACGGTACTGTTAATATGTCGGATGTTACCATAGGAACAGGAGATTTTACTTTTCAGTGTTGGTTATACTATAACAACCAACCAAATACTATGACAATTTTTGACGGAAGGACTGCAACTAGTTCAGGATTGTATATTGGGATGAGCCCTGGAGGACAAGCTACTGTAAATGGTAGTACGGGGCTAATCGAGGCAACAGCTCAACCACCAAATGGTTTTGATAAGCTACGGCATACTTGGATACACTTTGCTGTAGTAAGAAATTCTGGTACATTAAAAATATATAAAAACGGCGTTGAAGTTTACAGTACTTCTAATTCTTCAAATATTTCAACTCTTAATTCCTCTACCCGTATAGGACAAACTTATAATAATACATCTAATAAATGGCCAGGGTATCTTTATGATGTTAAGCTTAGTAGTGTTGCTGAATACACTGCCGGCTTTACACCAAGTTTAACGCCAGTTAGTTCCTCTAATGCATATCTACATTTAAAAGGAACTGAAGTTCAAATTGCTGATACTGCCAGCGGTTTACAAATAGAACAGTGGGGCTCTACTGCTGCAGCAACTACTGCACAAACTAAATTTAATACATATTCTATGAATTTTACTCGAGCAAATTCAGATCATATTACAATTGGTAACCCTTATGTGAGTAGAGAATCTTCTTTAAATTTTGGAACAGGAGATTTTACTATAGAAATGTGGATTTACTTTCTGGATAGTACAAGTACTCATGGTATACTCACTGGATGGTCATCGGGAACTAAAATTTGGCGATTAGCAGCAGGGAATCGGATGGATATATTCGATGGTGGTGCTTGGCGATATGGAAGTGTCGGAAGTATTCCATTAAACCAATGGAATCACATTGCATTTTATAGAAATTCTGGTACATCATATTTGGCAGCGAACGGATCATCACAGGTAAGCTGGTCCGATACTACTAATTATACAGCTCCAACTGCCAATTGCTACATAGGTCGCTATAGTGCCAGTTATATGAATGGTTATATTGAAGATTTTAGAATAACTAATGGAGCTTCTCGATATACTGGTAGCACATATACTGTACCAACAGAAGCATTTAAAGGATAATTTTAAGTTGTAATAATTTTTGATATAAATAGTAGCAAATACTATTTAATAGGAAAGTTATAATGGCTGCAGTTACCTCAAGAGATGAATTATCAGAGTATTGTTTAAGAAGACTTGGTGCTCCGGTGATCGACATCAATGTAGATCCAGATCAAGTAGAAGATAGAATAGATGAAGCACTTCAGTTTTTTCAGGAGTTCCATTCTGATGCTACTGTTCGCACCTATTTTAAACATCTTATAACAGCAGATGATGTAACCAACGAATATATCACAATGCCTAATAATATAGACATTGTTTCTAAACTTTTCCCCGTTTCAAGTTCAAGTAATAATAGCATTGATATGTTCAGTGTTAAGTATCAAATGATGCTTAATGATATTACTGATCTACAGAACTTTGCGGGTGATCTTGCATATTATACTCAACTACAGCAATATTTAACTTTAATTGATATGAAGTTAAATGGATTGCCACAAGTTCAGTTTTCAAGACACCAACATAGACTTTATATTTTTGGCGACTTTAAGGATAATGATATAAAAGCTGGAGATTACATTGTTGCTGAAGTTTATCAATTAATTGATCCAGATACACATACAAGTGTGTATAACGATAAATTCGTAAAAGCCTATACTACTGCTCTTATCAAGAGACAGTGGGGTGCTAATCTTATTAAATTTGAGGGTATGCAGCTGCCAGGTGGTGTAATGCTAAATGGTAGACAAATCTTTGAAGATGCAATGCAAGATATTGAAAAGCTTGAAGAGAATATGCGTCTTGAACACGAAATGCCAGCAGACTTTTTTGTAGGATAATAAATGGCTTTAAATCATTATTTTAATCAAAGAGCCAAAAACGAACAAAACCTCTATGAAGATATAATCATAGAGAGTCTAAAAATATATGGCCAAGATATTTATTATTTACCTCGTGAGATAGTAAATGAAAATACCATATTTGGTGAAGATGTTCCATCTAAATTTTCTTCTGCTCATAAGATAGAAATGTATATAGAAAATACCGAAGGCTTTGATGGAGAAGGTGATCTATTTACAAAGTTTGGCGTTGAAATAAGAGATGCTGCTACATTTATAGTTTCGAGAAAAAGATGGGCTAATGTCGTTGGTCAGATGAATAATGAAATAGAAAGTATTAGACCAAGAGAAGGCGATTTAATTTATCTTACTCTGACTAATAAATTATTTGAAATTATGCATGTAGAACACGAACAGCCTTTTTATCAACTAAGTAATCTTCCAACATTTAAACTTAGATGTGAACTATTTACTTATAGTGATGAGAGACTCAACACAAGTATTGATGCAATTGATGATATAGAAAAGTCTGGTTATAATCTTAAATTACTTATGAATCAAGGTATTGACAGTATCAACTCGAATATTTCATATGACTTTATGGAAGGAGAATTTGTACAGCAGACCTTGGCAGGAGGAAAGGTAATTACTGCTGAAGTTCTTGAATATAATCAGTCTCAGAATTATATAGTTGTATCTCATATAAGCACTAGTGACGGAACATACGGAATGTTTGTACCCGGAGTTGTACAAAATACCAGACAAAGAAACATTTCTGGTGCTCTTGCATATATCGGAGATTCTGCAACTACAGTATATAGAACACTCGCAACAATTGACGAGAATGTGTATGGAGACAGTAGCTTTGCTCAAAATGATATATTTGATACTACAGAAAACTCATTTGATTTGGACTTCTTAGATTTCTCTGAGAATAACCCATTCGGCGACCCAGAGGATTTATAATGTTTACATATTTTTATCATCAAAGAATTAGAAAATCGGTTGCTTTATTTGGTACTCTTTTTAATGACATCTATGTTATCCGTAAAGATAAGACTGGCAAATCTATTAGTCAGATAAAAGTACCTTTAGCATATGCACCAAGAGAAAAATATCTCGAAAGAATTAGAACAAATCCGGATTTAAGAAATAATTCACAAATTGCTTTAAAGCTTCCTAGAATGTCTTTTGAAATTACAAGTATTGGATATGATCCTGAAAGAAAACTTCCAAAGTTAAATAATTATCATAAAGGTGTTACTAATACAACACGTGATAAATTCTTTTCCCCAAGCCCATATCAAATTACATTTCAATTAAATATATTTGCAAAAAACCAAGATGATGCTTTGCAAGTAGTAGAACAAATACTTCCATATTTTAACCCACAATATACAATTAGTATTAAACCATTTACTGATACACATGCAGATATTGTTGAAGATGTCCCTATAACTATACAAGGTGTTAATTTTAGTGATGATTTTGAGGGAACACTTGAAAATAGAAGAACAATTATTTACACATTAGATTTTGGTATGTCTGTTAACTTCTATGGTCCGATAGATGCTAAGAGCATTATTCGTCAGACAGACACTACTATTCATGATGCTATTGACTTTAGCATTACAACAGATCCAAAACTGCAAAGAATTACCACAACACCTAATCCACTGTCTATTAATCCAGATAGTGATTATGGTTTTACCACAACAATACTAGAAGATTTTGATTCAGGTTAAATCGGAGTAAATTTATGAGTGATGAAAAACACGAAAATGTAGATGATGATTTTG